ATAGTGCAATCATTTGGTGGCCACCATTTACACCATTTGCACCACGGTGCACCGTGTTGCAGATGTTGCAGCAACGCGAAATTGCAACACGCAACGCAACACTTGGGGGTGCCCCCCTTTAGGGGGGACCCCTTGCGTTGCAGTGTTGCATCGAGCTGTGGTGCGTTGCGTTGCGCTGCTGGCGCTGCGTTGTTGCGCTGTAACTCGAACCGGTGAGTTGTTTCGTTTTGCACCACGAGATGCACCACGGTGCAGATGTTGCACGTTGCACGGTGCGCGTTGCAGTGGTGCGCTGCTGTGGTGGCGAGGGTGCTTGCAGTTTATTGCAAGGTGCCTTGAGCTTGATGCGGCGATCGCTCGGTGTTATCTCATCGGCACACAGAGCGATGCGGACAGAGCATATGCCATATCCAAGCAAGAAAGACCCGGAGCTGATCAAGACGCTGTTGGAGCGTATTGCGCTGGGCGATCTGCTCGCGCCGCTCCTGCGCGACGCCAATATCCATTACGTCTCGTGGTATTCGTGGGTGCGCGAAGACGAAGAGTTAGCGCTCGCGTACACGCGCGCGCGTGCCGCCGGCCACGACCAGATCGCCATCACGGCCCGGGAGACGGCGCGCGGCCGGGGCGAGAGCACCGGCGACGTGCAGCGCGACAAGCTCATCGTGGATCTGGACCTGAAGCTGCTGGCCAAGTGGTCGCCCAGATACGGCGACAAGCTCACGCTCACCGGCGACGCCGACAATCCCATCGTGATCGAGGACCGGGGCAGCGAGCTGGCGACCGAGCTGCTGGGCCTCCTGCGCAGCCGGCGCAAGGCGCTCCAGATCGAGGGAAAGCTCGCCGGTAAGCCCGGCGAGAGCCCAACGAGGATTGGCAACGAGGTTTCGCCCAAACCCAAGGCCCAGCCTTGAGGCTCGAGGATCTGACCCACACGCAACTGGCCACGCTGCCGCCCGACGTCCTGCGCTACTACATCTGGCAGGAACGCTGGCTGGACACGGCGCGCCCGGACCAGATCCCCCCGCCGGGCGACTGGACCGAGTGCGGATACATGGCCGGGCGCGGCTATGGCAAGACGCGCGTCGGCGCCGAGTGGATCGCGGCGCAGGCGATCGAAGACCCCGACGGCCTCGATCGCGCGGTCATCGCGCCGACCTATGGCGACGTGAAGTTCACCTGTTTCCAAGGCCCGGCCGGGCTCCTGAAGGTCATCCCGCCCGAGCTGGTGGTCAACTACAACAGCACCGATTTGATCGTGCAGGTGCGCACCCTGAGCGGCAAGATCGCCACGATCCGCGGCTTCACGGCCGAGAAGCCCGAGCGCCTGCGCGGCCCGCAGCACGCCGACATATGGTGCGACGAGCTCGCCGCGTGGCAATACCCGCAGGAGACGTGGGACATGGCGCTCATGGGCCTGCGCCTCGGCGACCGGCCCCGGATCCTGTGGACCACCACGCCCAAGCCCATCGAGCTGGTCAGGCGCTTGGCCGAGCCCAAGGCCAACCGCTTCCTTGTGCGGGGCAGCACCTACGACAACAAGGCCAACCTGCCGCAATCGTTCTTCGACCAGCTCGCCCAGTTCGAGGGGACGGTCATCGGCCGCCAAGAGCTGGAGGGCGAGCTGATCGACCCCGAGGAGAGCGGCGTCATAAAGCGGAGCTGGCTGCGTCTCTGGTCGGCCAAGAAGCCGCTGCCGGTGTTCGACTGGATCGTCATGAGCTTGGACACGGCGTTCACCGAGGCGACCACCGACCGCAAGAGCCACGACCCCGACTACAGCGCCTGCACGGTCTGGGGCGGATTTAGGCACAAGGTCAAGATGCCCGATGGCTCGATCGACGAGCGATCGCACGTCCTGCTGCTGGACTGCTGGCAGGAGCAGCTCGGCCTGCCGGAGCTGGTCAAGCGGGTGAAGCGCGAGCTGAACACGGCATACGGCGACGACCAAGACACCGCCCTGATCAAGCCCCTGCTCGGCAGCGCCAAGCCGGTGACGTCGGGCCGCAAGCCCGACATTGTCGTGATCGAGGACAAGGGCAGCGGCATCAGCCTGCGTCAGGTGCTCGACCGCGAGGGCGTCGCCTCATACGCCTACAACCCCGGGCGCGCCGACAAGCTGACGCGCCTGCACATCGTCTCGCCCGTCTTCGCCCGGCGTCAGGTGTGGCTGCCCGAGAGCGACAAGTTCCCGGGCAGGGCGCGGACGTGGACCGACGACCTGCTGCACCAGCTCTGCAGCTTCACGGGCTCAGGCAGCCTGAAGCACGACGACTACGTCGACAGCACCACGCAGGCGATCCGCCTGATGATGGACAAGAACATGCTGTCTGCGGTAAAAGCGAAGACTGAGATCCGCGAACCAGCGCCGCCGCGCACGGTCGTGAACCCCTACGCGGCTTGAGGCATACATGGCTGACGACGACGAGCTGCCCGACGACGACATGCCCGACGACGAGCTCGACAACCAGCCGATGCAGGGCGAGAGCGTCCCGGCGCCGGCCGAGGAGGGCGACGGCGTCGAGGACACGGACGACGGCGGCGCGATCGTCACGCTGGACGAGGACGAGACCGAGCAGGCCAAGAGCCCCGACTTCTACCACAACCTCGCCGAGGAGATGCCCGAGCCCGAGCTCGACAAGCTGGCGTCGCAGTTCCTCGAGCTGGTGGACCGCGACCGCGAGGCGCGCAAGAAGCGCGACGAGCAGTACGAGGAGGGCCTGCGCCGCACTGGGCTGGGCAATGACGCACCCGGCGGAGCTCAGTTCCAAGGCGCCAGCAAGGTCGTGCACCCCATGATGACGGAGGCCTGCATCGACTTCGCGGCTCGCGCCATGAAGGAGCTCATGCCCTCGGGCGGACCCGCCAAGGACTTCATCGTCGGCGAGGTCACGATGCAGCGGGTCAAGAAGGCCCACCGCAAGACGGCGTTCATGAACTGGCAGCTCACGGTGCAGGCGCCCGAGTTCCGCTCCGAGATCGAGCAGCTCCTGACGCAGGTGCCACTGGGCGGGGCCCAGTACCTGAAGATGAGCTGGGACGAGCACCGCAACCGTCCCGGCTTCCTGTTCACGGCCATTGACGACATGTACCTGCCCTTTGCGGCGACGAACTTCTACAGCGCCCAGCGCCGCACGCATGTGCAGTACCTGACGCAGCTCGACTACAAGCAGCGCGTGCGCAGCGGCATGTACCGCGACGTGGACGTGGTGCCGGCCAGCGCCGACCCGGACTTCAGCGAGGCGGGCAAGGCCAACGATAAGATTGAGGGGCGCAGCGAGACGAGCTACAACGAGGACGGCCTGCGCACGGTCTACGAGATCTACGCCATTGCCAGCCTCGAGGGGCAGGACGCCGACGACGACGTGGACGTTGAGCCCGCGCCCTACATCCTCACGATCGACAAGCTCTCCCGCAAAGTCCTGAGCATCTACCGCAACTGGGATGAGCTGGACGAGACGAAGGAGGAGCTGCAGTGGTTCGTCGAGTTCCCGTTCGTGCCGTGGCGCGGCGCCTACCCGATCGGCCTGCCGCACATGATTGGCGGCATCAGCGCCGCGGCGACTGGCGCCCTGCGCGCCCTGCTCGACAGCGCGCACATCAGCAATTCGCAGACGATGCTCAAGCTCAAGGGCGGCACGCGCGGCGGCCAGACGCTTGAGATCCAGCCGACGCAGGTGCTCGAGATCGAGGGCGGCCTGAATGTGGACGACGTCCGCAAGCTGGCAATGCCCCTGCCGTACAATCCGCCCAGCGCGGTGCTGCTGCAGCTACTGGGCGTGCTGGTTGACGCCGGCAAGGGCGTCGTCCGCACGACGCTGGACGACATGGCCGATCAGAACGCCAACACGCCCGTCGGGACGACGCTGGCGCGTGTTGAGCAGGGCATGGTGGTCTTCAGCGCCATCCACGGCCGCCTGCACGACGCCATGGGGCGCGTGCTGCGCATCCTGCACCGCCTGAATGGCATGTACCTCGATGACGAGGACGTGGAGGCCGAGATTGGCGAGGAGCTCGCCACGCGCAAGGACTTCGAGGGCCCGCTCGACGTGGTGCCGGTGTCGGATCCGAACATCTTCAGCGAGGCGCAGCGGTATGCGCAGATACAGGCGATCGCCCAGCGGGCGCAGCTCCTGCCGCAGCTCTACAACTTACGCAAGGTTGAGGAGCGCATCCTCGACACGATGAAGGTTCCGAACTCCAAGGATCTTCTGGTGCCCTCCGTTGAGCCGCACTCCGAGAACGCCGTGTCCGAGAACGTCAAGGCGACGCTGGGCAAGCCCGTCGTGGCCTTCCCGGATCAGGATCACATCGCCCACCTCAAGACGCACCTGAGTTACATGATGAACCCGGCGCTGGGCATGAACCCGCTCATCGCGCCGAGCTACATCCCCGCCATGCTGAACCACATCAAGGAACATATCGCATGGTGGTACGCAGTCTCAGTGTTTGACGTGGGGACTGAGACCACGGGCGAGGACATCGGCGACATGATGAAGGAAAACAAGACGCCCGAGGACAAGCGCGCCTTTGACCGCATGCTGGCCGAGGCCTCGCACCTCGTCTCCGACCGCGCCGTCGGCGTCTTCCAGACCCTGCCGCCCGCCATCCAGAAGGCGCAGCAGATCATGCAGCAGTTCGCGCCGCAGCCGCAGATGGATCCGGCGGCTCAGGCGGCCATGGCCGACATCAACGCCCGCAAGGAGATCGCCGGGCAGAAGGCCCAGCTCGATGGCCAGAAGGCGCAGGCTCAGGCGCAGGCCGATCAGGCGCAGCTCCAGCTCGACCAGCAGGATCTGCAGCTCAAGGGCGCGGGCCTGCAGCAGAAGGCGCAGGAAGCCGCCGCGCGTCAGGCGGCCGAGGCCCAGCGCGCGCAGGCCGAGATTGCGGCGCGCCAGCAGATGAACACCGAAGACAACCAGACTGCCATGCAGATCGCCAACCTCGAGGTGACGAGCGGCGAGAGAATTGCCGTCAGCACCGGCACCGGCATTAACCCGTAGGAGAATGAATATGGCCAAGAACGACAGCAACCCCAAGGGCGCCCCCGTCAAGGGCGGCGACATCATCAACCAGCACAAGCGCATGGCCATGGGCCTGCCGATTGAGCCGATGAGCAAGGCGCCGACGAAGAAGACGCCTGCTTGAATATCGCCACACTGCTTCGGGTTATCGAGGACGCGCAGGCATCGCTTGCGAGAGATACCCTGAAGCAGCCTACCGGACGTGACGTGTTCGACTATGGACGCGCCGTCGGGATGTACGCCGGACTTGAGCACGCCAAGGACCTCGTCATCGGTCTCGTGGCGGAACGGGAACGGAAGGACTTTGACCTTTAACCATAACTTGCAAGAGGGAGCACCAATGCAAGCCAAGAAGATAGCCGACATAGACGAGGCCTTTCCGGCCTGTGACCCGGGCGTTGCGCCGTTTGGCAGCCGCGTTCTAGTTCAGATCAGGACGGCCAAGAGGACCACCTCGGGCGGCATCATTCTGGTGGCCGAAAGCCGCGAGATTGAGCACGCCAACACCCAAGTCGCCAAAGTCGTTAGCGTGGGCAGCTTGGCCTTCAAGAACCGTAACACCATGGAGAGCTGGCCAGAGGGCTCGTGGTGCGCGCCCGGAGACTTCGTGCGCGTGCCCCGCTACGGCGGCGATCGGTGGACGGTCAAGACATCAGACGACGAAGAAGCCGTGCTGGTGATTTTTAACGATCTCGACCTAGTAGGCAAGGTGACCGGCGATCCGCTGGCCATCAAGGCCTTCCTATAAGGCTGCAAAGGAGAGCCGGTCATGGCTGACGAAAAACTGATTGAGACTGACGAAGACGAACTGGTAGCCGTAGAGACGCCCCCCAAGGACGAGGGCAAAACAGAACCGAAGGCGGAGGCCGAGGCGGAAGCCGAGGAGGACGACGAGGAAGACGACAAGGAGGAGGAGGGCGACGCGCGCCTCGCTGAAAGTCAGGACGACAGCGACGACGACGTATCGCCCAACCGCCGGCGGCGCCTGAAGAGGCGCGAAATCCGCAAGCGGGCCAAGGACCACGCCGAGCGCGAGCTTCATTTCCTGCGCGAGCAGAACAATGAGCTGATGCGGCGCGTGTCCGCCGTCGAGGGGCACGCCCTCTCGACGAACGCCCAAACCCTCGACCAGCGCATGCAGGAGGCCCTGCGCGATGCCCAGCAGGCCGAGCAGATCATGGCTCGGGCGGTCGAGGCGGGTAACGGCGACGACATGGCGACGGCACTGCGCCTGCGCGATGAGGCCAACCGGCGCGCGTGGGACTTGTCTCAATCGAAACAGAAGGTTGAGCAGGTCCGCCAGCAGGCGGCCAACCCCGGCCCGGATCCGCGCGTGCGGTCTCTGGCGCAGGAGTGGCTGACGGCCAACCCGTGGTACGACGCCAGCGGGCGTGATGAGGACAGCCGCATCACCAAGGCGATCGACGACGGTCTGGTATCTCAGGGCTACGACCCCAAGACGCCCGACTACTGGCACGAGCTGACACGTCGCGTGTCCACTCGCTTGGGCGGCGCTCCGGCCGAACAGGAAGACGAGGCCCCGGCTGCGCCCGCGGCACAGGCACGCCGCAAGGCTCCGCCCACGGGAAACAGCCGTGAGCATGCGCCTCCGTCGACGCGCAAAGAAGTCTATGTGACACCAGAACGGAAACAGGCTATGATTGATGCTGGAGTGTGGGATGAGCCCGCGCTTCGGACGCGCTATCTCAAGGCGTATCAGGCCTACGACAAAACCTCGGCACGCTAAAGGAGCGAACCAGATGAACGTAGATGATCGCCTTAAGAAGGAACTCGGTGCCAGTCGCCGTACCCGTGAAGCCGAGGAACGTAAAGTTACCGAGGACCGCACGGTTAGCGATGACGACAGGCTGGAGATGTTCCGTCAGCAACTGTTTAATGATGCATTGCCGGACTTACCCGACTTGCCCGGGTATCACTCAATCTGGCTCACGACTACCAATCCGCGTGACAGTATTCATCGCCGCATCCGTCTCGGTTACGAGCCGATAAAGCCTGAAGAGATCCCCGGACTGGAATATGCGTCCGTCAAGACCGGCGAATGGGCCGGTTTTGTGGGCGTCAACGAGATGCTCGCGTTTAAGCTGCCCATGAGCTTGTACCAAAAGTTCATGCAGGAAGCTCACCACGATGCGCCGTTGCGTGAGGAAAACAAGCTGGCTGAAACCGCAGAGATCATGCGGGAGCAGGCGGCTCGTGTCGGAGGAAAGTTGATCGAGGGCGACGGTATGACGGACATGTATGAACCCGCTCCCCGTCCCACGGCTTTCAGCTAAGGGCTGGGGTAGTTCAACCCAACCAGAGGAAAATGGCTTATGTCTTCAGTCTCCCAGCCGTTTGGCCTTCGTCCGTCTTACTCGCCGAGTGGTGTGGTCCGTCCCACCGCTTTCACGATTGAGAACGGCTACGCGGCCAACATCTACCAGAACCAGCCGGTTCGCATTGCCCCCAGCACGGGTGCAGGCGAAGTCGAAGGTACCCTTGTCGCGTCCGCCGTCGGCGCCGCGTTCATTGGCACCTTTCAGGGCGTTGAGTGGACAGACAGCGACGGTCGTCGCCGCGTGTCCAACAAGTGGACTGCCTCGCAGTATGCGGCCGAAGTGGTTGCCTACGCGACACTGGATAGCACCATCATCTACGAAATCCAGTCGAACGCCACGCTGACAGTCGCCAGCATCGGCAAGCAGTACAACCTCACCGCCATCAGCGGAAACACCACCACGGGCCTCTCCTCGCAGATGCTCGACACTGGTACTTCCGCCGCAAACGCGTCGCTTCGTGTCATCGGCATCACGCCGGGCCCGAACAACGCTTGGGGTGACGACTATGTCATCGTTCAGGTCCAGATCAGCGAACATCAGAATGTCGCTGACGCGGCCGCATACTAAGAAAGGAGCCCTGAACCATGGCTACCCCAATGCGCAGTACCGACTTTCGTTCAATCGTTGAACCGATCCTGAACGAAGAGTTCGACGGCATCTACACGCAGCGTGCAGATGAATATGCCGGCGTCTTCAAGACGTTTAACGGCATCCCGCGTAACTACCACGAAGAACCCGTCCTGTATGGTTTCGGCGCTGCGCCGGAACTCCCGGACGGCATGCCTGTCACCTACCAGTCGGGTGGCGTCCTCTTTATCCAGCGTTATGTGTACCGGGTGTATGGCCTTGCCTTCGCCCTGACCAAAGTGCTGGTGGAAGATGGCGACCACATTCGTATCGGCCAGACCTACGCCCGTCACTTGGCGCAGTCCCTGATCGAGACCAAGGAGACCCTTGGCGCCAACATCCTGAACCGTGCCTTCAACTCGGCTTATGTCGGTGGCGATGGCGTGGAACTGGTGGCGACGAACCACCCGATCGCCAATGGTACTTTCAGCAACAAGCTGAGCACTGCCGCCAACCTGTCGCAGACGTCTCTGGAACAGCTCCTGATCCAGATCCGCAATGCGGTGGACAATAACGGCAAGCGCATCCGCCTGACGCCGAAGAAGATCGTCGCTGGTCCCAGCAACGTCTTCCAAGCCGAAGTGTTGCTGAAGTCTGCCTTGCGGGCCGGTACGGCTGACAACGACATCAACCCCGTCAAGTCGATGGGGCTGCTTGCCGATGGTCAGGCGAACCTGTCGCGTATCACCTCGACCACCGCGTGGTGGATCCAGACTGATGCGCCGGAAGGTCTGAAGCTGGCCATGCGCCGTGGGCTCGAAAAGTCCATGGAAGGCGACTTCGAAACTGACTCCATGAGGTACAAGGCCACCGAGCGTTACAATTTCGGATGGACTGACCCGCGTGGCGTATTCGGCACGCCGGGTATCTAACCCAACTGAGACCCGAGCTGGCCCAAAGCTGGCTCGGGTCTTACTTCTCATCCGGGGAAAACCCAGCTCGCTAGACCGCCCCGGCGGACGATGCACAGACTATCGAGCTACTTGTGCATAAAGGAACATGATCATGGCTTCCACCACCTTTTCGGGTCCAGTCACTTCGCTGAACGGCTTCATCGGCGGCACCTCGACTGCCCCCATCGCCGTCACCACGGCCGGTAACATCAACAGCTCGTACGCGACCACTTCGGCCGCCACCGGCGACACCCGCCTGAGTTACAACAAGCTGACCTTCACCTCGACCGGCTCCGGCGAAACCATTCGCGCGTTCTCGGTTGTGACCGGCGTGGCCGCCGCGACTGGCGGCACGATCAACGGCGCGCACATCTCGCTGTCGATCGACGCCCCGGGCACCATCTCCGGCTCCGCTCACGCCCTGCGCGCTACTCTGGGCATGGGCGCTCTGGCGGCTCCGGGCGGCACCCTGTCCGCGCTGAACGTCGACAGTGATCTGGCCGCCAACTGCACGGTTCCCGCCTCGGCCGCGTTTATCCGCGTGACCAACTCGGGCACCAAGGTTCTCGCAAATATGATGGCTGTCCCCTCTCCTGCCGTGGCCGGTGCGTTCCGCGCAGCGGTCGGCAGCCCCGTGGTTACTCACACCATGCCGGTGTTGAGCGCCAACGGGACGACCTACTACATCATGTGCTCGACGGTAGCCTAGCATGCAGATCGACAAGAAGTTTCTGCAGGAAGAACTCCAGAAGATGGAGGCGCAGCGCAACCACGCACACGACGTGGCAGTGGCGGCGCAGGCGGCGGCCGATGTCCTCAAGGCATTGATCGCGCGCTTGGATCTCCCTGAAGAGCCCGTCGAGCTGGCTACAGATCAGTAACGGAACGACTTGTAGGCCGCTGCGCTAATCCGCGGCGGCCGACAGTCTACAAGAGGACTGGCCTATGCGCCCCATTCAGAAGAACATTACCGTCACCGGTGCATCCACCGGCGCGTGGTATCCGCTGGACATCTACAACCCGAACCAAGTCACGACGATTTCCGTCAACCTCCTCAGCGGATCGGCCAACTACTCGGTCGAGTACACGAACGAGGATCCCTTCGACACGACCATCACGCAGCTCGCGCAGGCTCATCCGGTTGCCGCGCTGACCGGCGCGACGGCCAGCCAGACGGCGTTCACGACGACCCTGATGCGCGCCGTGCGCCTCAATACGGCGTCTGGCACCGGCGAGCTTCGCCTGACCGTCACTCAGCAGTCCACCGTGTAAGGACGCGCCTATGTACGACCTGCCGTTCGACCTCATGGTTCGTCGTGCCACTGCCGACATAGCCGACGCCTTGACTACGCCTCCGCCGGCGCCGCCTGCGCCCGGCGCGCCCCCGGGCATGGGCGCTCCGCCCCCCGGCATGCCTCCGCAGGGCATGCCTCCGCAGGGCATGCCTCCGCAGGGCGTTCCTCCGCAGGGCGCTCCCCCGCAGCCGGCTATGCTCCCGAGGGGCGGCCTGTCTCCGCAGATCATGGCCATGCTTCAGCCGGGCGCCCCTCCCCGCTCGTTCAAGACCGGCGGCAGCGTGTCGTCTGGGCCGCCGGACATGACGGATCAATACAACACCGATCTGTCACCCGAGGACGAGGCGCGCTTTCAGGTGGCGGCCAAGGGCCGCATGCGGGATCTGGCCGACTACGACCTGCGCGGGGCCTTCAAGGCCAAGGCCATGCCGACCAAGCGCGGGCAGCACGGTACCGACCAGTTCAAGAAGCCCAGCCACCCGACCTTCAGCGACGAGAGCCAGTACGACACCGGCACCGGCGGCCACTGGGGCCGCGAGGGCGACCGCGACACCTTCACGCCCGGCCCCGGCAACATGAAATCGCAACAACTCCGCCAGTATTTTGAGGAGCGCGAGCCCAATGCCAAGCTCATCGAGCCCCAGCGTTTCGCCGCCGGTGGCGGTGCGTGGACGCGCAAGGAGGGCCAGAACCCCGAGGGCGGCCTGAACGCCAAGGGCCGCGCCAGTCTCAAGGCGCAGGGCCACGACATCAAGCCGCCGGTCAGCTCGGCGATGGCCGCCAAGAGCCCCAAGGCCGCGGCTCGCCGCAAGAGTTTTTGCGCTCGGATGACAGGCATGCCGGGTGCGATGAAGGACGAACAGGGACGCCCCACCCGCAAGGCGCTCTCGCTCCGTAAGTGGGACTGCTAAAAAGGACACGCAACATGGTCAAGTACGTCAAAGATTTTGAGTTCTCCTCCTCCGGCCCGAAGCTCGTTCGCGGCTACATGCGCGGCGGATCCTGCAGTGGCTACGCCAAGGGCGGCGCGACCAAGGCCCCCGTGGGCGCGGTTAAGATCGGCGTGGTCATGAAGGAGTTTGGCAAGGGCAAGCTGCACAGCGGGTCCGACAAGGGCCCGCTGGTCAAGAACCCCAAGCAGGCCATAGCGATCGGCATAAGCGAAGCCCGCGACGCCGGGGCCAAGATCCCGGTGAAGAAGCAGATGGGCGGCCTGATGGCGAAGCCGGACATGGGCGCTATGACCGATGCCGAGGCCAAGCGCGCAGCGGGCCGCTCGATGTCGTACCTCTCCCCGAAGGGGAAGGCCTCGCTGGCCAAGGCCCTGACCCGCGCGCAGTACGACGCCATGATCGCCGCGCAGGCTGCGGCCGACGCCGTCCGCAGCAAACCCGCCAGCGCCATGACACCGGCCGAGCGCGCGCGGATCTCCGGCGGAGAGGGCGTTGACCCCAAGACAGGCAAGCTCTTTGGCCGTCCCTACAAGAAGGGCGGCAGCGCCAAGTGCTAAAGCGAAGGGGCGTTTAGCTTGTCGCTGAACACCCCTTCCACTATAGTCACCACGCCAGAGATGCCTGCCCCCCGTGGCAGGCTGCTGCCTTAGACAGCGAGCAGGATCTTATGGCCTTTTCAAACACAGTCTCGAAGACCGTTTTCAACACCGGGCGGGTGATTGATAACGCATTTCGGCGCTGCAAGTTGACTGCGGAACAAATCACGTCCGAGTACGTCGACATCGCCAACGACCAGCTCTACCTGTTCCTGAGCGATCTGGCCAATCAGGGCGCCCCGCTCTGGTGCATCGAGAAGCAGATCTACCCGCTGTACGACGGCGTGGGCGACGTCACCACGACGGACGGCACCGTCGACATCCTGAACGCGAACCTACGCTACCTGCAGGAAGTCACCGGCACGAACTTCGACACGTCCACCGAGCGCAAGGTGTACTTCACGTCGCCCTCCTTCGTGACGAGCGTGGGCATCTTCTGGGCGGCGGCCTCCGTGCCGCTGATCTTCGAGCGGTCAGACGACGACATCACTTGGGTGGAGGTTCAGAGCGAGACGCCCGTCGCGGTGGCCGGCGAGAAGACTTGGTACGACCTCGACAGCAGCGTCGCCAGCACCTACTTCCGCGTGCGTGCCACGAGCGGCACGCTCTCCTTCAGCATGATTTATCTGGGCAACACGCCCACGCAGATCCCGCTGGCGCGCATGAACCGCGACGACTACACGAACCTGCCCAACCTGTTCTTCCAGTCCAATCGCCCCCTGCAGTATTGGTTTGACCGTCAGGTCAACAACCCGATCATGCACCTGTGGCCAGTGCCGAACGACGGCGCGTCGACGTACCAGATCGTCCTGTGGCGCCAGCGTTACATCATGGACGTCGGCACCATGACGCAGGAGCTGGAGATCCCGCAGCGTTGGTACGAGGCGATCGTCGCCAATCTGGCGGCCAAGCTGGCTCTGGAGATCGTCGAAGTCGACGGCGCCATGATCCCCATGCTCGACGCCAAGGCGGCGCAGGCCCTGAACGTGGCCCAGATGGAAGAGCGCGACAACTCGCCGATGATGATCGCGCCGAACATTTCCATGTATACGAGGTAGCCGATGGAGGGCTACATCGACACCCGCGGCTTGGCCTACATCGGCATCGGTATTTGCGATCGCTGTAGCCGCAAGTTCCCGATCGTCGACCTGCATCGCGACCCGAACTTTCCGGGCCTGCGCGTGTGCGTGGCCGACCTCGACGTGCTGGATCCGTGGCGCGAGCCCGCGCCCTCGCCGGAGGTCATCTCCCTGCGCTTTCCGCGCCCCGACGTGGGGCTTGAGTAGATGCCCAAGTACCTCAACACGCGCGGCAACACGAACCTCGCCATCGGCATCTGCGGCCGCTGCAGCCGCAAGTTCCCGATCGGCGACCTCATGCCCGACAACAACTACCCCGGCCTGCGCGTGTGCGAGGACGACCTTGACCAGCTCGATCCCTACCGCCTGCCGGCGCGGCAGCCCGATAACATCCTGCTGCCGTTCCTGCGGCCTGACACGCCGCTCGGCACGAACCCGAATGGTCTCGTCACGCAAGACGACAATTATTTCCTTATCGTCGAAGAAGATCAGGAATATCTTGAGCCATGACTGACGTACCTAGCAATCTAGTCCCGACGCGGATCACGCAGCTCCCGGAGTATCTGGGCGTGGATACCACGGGCTACATGCCCTACGTCTACGGCGGCATCACCTACAAGGTGCAGTTCAGCAACATTGCGGCCGTGGGCGCCGTGCCCTCCAGCCGCATCATCGCCGCGGGCACGGGCCTGACGGGCGGCGGCGACCTGTCCCAGAACCGCGTGATCTCCGTCGCCAACGGCGGCATCGGCTACACGCAGCTCGACGCCACGGGCGTCGTCGCCGGCACCTACGGCACCGCGTCCAGCGTTCCGCAGTTCTACGTCGACGCCAAGGGCCGCATCGACAGCGTGACCGAGGTGCCGATCGTCCTCTCGGGTTATGTCCCCGACACGCGCACCGTCACCGCAGGCACGGGCCTGACCGGCGGCGGCGCGCTGTCCGGCAACATCACACTCAGCGTCAATTTCTCGTCGGCCACGCCCCAGTCCCTTGGCCCGGCGACGGCAGGAATAGGTACGCAGGCCTCTCGGGAGGATCACGTTCATCCTGCCGTAGACTTGGCCAGCGCCACAGAGGTTCAGGGCGTGCTCCCCTTGGACAATGGCGGCACTGGCAATAGTCTGTCCCCTATTGCTGGTGCCGTCGTCTACTCGACGGACGAGAAGTTTGCCCTGACGAACTCAGGCAGCGCGGGCCAAGTTCTAATCTCCGCCGGCGGTTTCTCGGCCCCCGTGTGGACGTCGGTGTCTAGTCTCGTCGGGCCCACCGGGCCCACGGGCATGACTGGGCCCACAGGGCCCACGGGTATGACAGGGCCCACGGGGCCTACGGGTATGACAGGGCCCACCGGGCCCACGGGTATGACTGGGCCCACAGGGCCCACGGGTATGACAGGGCCCACCGGGCCTACGGGTATGACTGGGCCCACAGGGCCCACGGGTATGACTGGGCCCACAGGGCCCACAGGGCCCACGGGTATGACCGGAGCGACAGGGCCCACGGGCGATGTCGGGCCCACGGGGCCAACCGGCGCACAAGGTACTTCTTCGAGCCTATTCCTGTATCAGGCGCATACTACGACAACCTCCGGCGATCCGGGGACGCAGCATGTGCTGTGGGACAACGCGACGCAGAACACGGCGACGCAGGTCAACATCAGCCACCTGACTGACAACAACATAGATATTGATATTTTCCTTGCCCTTCTCCAGACGGGCGAAAGCATCACGATCCAAGATCGTAACTCCAGTACACAATATCAGACCTTCCTGATCACTGCCGCGCCAACAAACATTAATCCGGGTTTGCCCAACAGCTATTGGACTGTGCCGGTCTCCAACACTGCTTCTGCCGGTGGAAATTTCAGCAATAATCAAGCGATCTTCTTGGCCGTGGTTTCTGGCATTACGGGCCCCACCGGCGCCGCCGGGCCCACAGGGCCGACCGGAGCGGCGTCCACTGTTGTGGGGCCCACAGGGCCGACCGGAGCGGCGTCCACTGTTGTGGGGCCTACCGGCCCGACTGGGCCCACGGGCTCGCCCGGGTATATCGGGCTTGATGGGCCCACCGGGCCCACAGGGCCCACGGGCTCAAACGGCTCTAACGGAGCCACCGGGCCCACAGGGCCCACGGGCTCAAACGGCTCTAACGGAGCCAC